ATGAAAAAGAGGATCATACCATCGGATTTTTTCAGGTGTCTGCTGATGAAAAGTTACCCGGATATATCCCTGTGGGATCAGCCATTACCAGTTACGCCCGATGTTTTACCATTCGGGCGGCACAAGCTAATTATCACGGGAAACAAAAACCCGGATTTATCTATGCGGATACCGACAGCATTCATTGTGATTTACCTGAATCCGAACTACATGGAATTACAATACACCCAAAAAATTTTAATTGCTGGGATATTGAAAGTCACTGGGAGGAAGGTCTATTTATCCGTCAGAAAACCTACTTAGAAGTAGAAAATGGAAAATACAATTTAAAATGTGCCGGCATGCCTGATAATTGTAAAGAGTTATTTATTAGTTCGATTACAGGTGAAACAATTTTAGATAACACTGGAAAACCAAAACAATTAACAGAGGAAGAAGAACAATTTTTATCGGTAAAGCGTACAATTTATGATTTAAAATCAGGTTTAAAAATACCCGGAAAATTATTGCCAAAAAGAATTAAAGGTGGAATTGTATTAAAAGAAACTACATACGAAATAAAATAATAGCAAGGCTAATTAAGAATTTTAACTCTTAATTAGCCTTTAATATTATCGTGTCTTGTTAAAATAAATACGCAGTAAACAACACTGATAAATATTAACGGCAGTATTTTCCAACTGTGTTTACCCGCTAAAAATTCATATTTATAATTAACAAGGGATAACCTAATAAGATAATAATTGAAGTATTGCCTCTTTACAATTCAAATCTTTAAAGCGAAAACACCCATTATCAAAATAATAACGCAAGGTATTAATAAATAATTGATTTTGTTTTAACATGACATAATTAATATCATGATCATTAATGGTAACACTAATGCGATTTGGATTTTTTAAATCAGGACGGTTGTCACAATAAACAATACCAATTTCTGAAAATTCTTTAATCGCATAATTGTTATTTTTATATTTAATGGTACATAAATAACGGAAATTTCCTTTTATTTTTTCTATAAACGAGTGTGAATCATGCAAATAAATATTTTGTGCTGAATATGCTACATATTCGTGTTTAGAAAACGCTTTATTAAATCCACTATTTAATTGTTCTGTTGAAGCATTTTTAATAAAACCTTGTTCTAAAACAAAACCATTCCCTTTTAAAAATTTAGTGTCTTTTTTAATCCGATTAGAGATATTTAATGCCACATAATAAGGATTTAATAAAGTAACCGGATTGGATAACATATAAACTGGAACATAACGATATTGCTTACCCTGCCCTCTAGCAATAGAAGTATGAATTGAAATAAATTTATCTATTTCTGAAGCACAATAGTGATTCGTTTCACTTTGAAATTCATCAAACAAAATGCAATCAACGTCATTAAATAAATGCGAAAATTTTTTAATTTGATCAGCACAATTTAAGGCAATAGCATAGCCACAAGGTACAATATTTTCACCTTTTGACAGGAATAATTCGATATAATTGCCATTTCCTTTTGTTGCTTGCTTCATTGTATAATCTTTAAAAAATAGTTCTTTAATATCCTTAAAAAATTTATCGGCAATAGATTCCAATTCATATTTAAACCGATAAAGTAAGCAAAATTTCTGATTTTTATTAAGAAAACGATTTACAACTAAACGATTGAAATAGGTTGTTTTTCCACCGGTTCGATTGGAAGTGCAGATATAGATTTCCGGTTTTTCTCCATTAATATCACGTAAACTCAATAATTTTGTTCCATCATAGTATTTATTCATGATCTTTAATCACCAATTCGTGAATATATCGCCTATTGCCTATATACATTTCATAGATAAATTTTAGCATTTTTGTGGATTTTCGTCAATCGGTATGATAAAATAAGGTAGAGGAAAAATATCATGTTTACATGGATTATTGTACTAAGTTTTATCATATTTGACATTATAACTGGATTATTAAATGCGTGGAATAAAGGTAAATTAAACAGTACTTGTTTACGACAGGGATTAATTCATAAATTCTCTGAATTGTTAACTTTATTCGGGTGTAATTTGTTAGAATATGCTATTAATTATTTAGATTATAGCATTATTCCACCTTTATTTAAGCCATTTACTATTTATATTTGCGGTATGGAATTATTGTCAATTATCGAAAATTTATCAGAATTGAACCCTGATTTAAATAATTTTTTTAACCCGTATTTGGAAAAATTGAAAGATGGTGGCCATAAAAAATGAGTTACTCGGGAATTGATGTTTCAAAACATAATGGAAAAATTAATTGGTTAGCTTTAAAAGGTAAAATTGATTTTGTAATGATTCGTGCGGGGTATGGAAAAAATCATATTGATGAACAGTTGTATAGCAATATTAGTGGGTGTCGTGAAAATAATATTGATTTTGGATTTTACTGGTTTAGCTACGCCTTATCAGAAAAAGATGCTTACAATGAAGCAGAATATATTTGTAATTTAGCTGATGTATATCATCCTGTGTATCCAATAGCTTTTGATTGGGAATATGATTCTGATAATCACGCTAAACGAAATGGCGTGAGAATCTCAAATGAAACAAGAACAAAATTCGCTAAAATATTTTTAGAACGTGTAAAAGAACGTGGATATACACCAATCAATTATACAAATGTTGATTACTTAGATAAAGGATTTAGCGAATTAACCAATAAATACGATTTATGGCTGGCAAGCTGGACAAAACATAAACCTTTAATTCCATGTGACATTTGGCAAAATTCCAGTACAGGAATTGTACCGGGAATTAATGGAAAAGTTGATAGCAATATTTGCTATAAAGATTATAAAAATAATGTTAAAAAGGAAGAAAATAAAATGAGTTTTGAGGAAAAAGTCAGTTTATATTTGGAAGCAATTAAAAAAGTAATTAATGGAGAATATGGTAATGGAGAAGAACGGAAACGCAGATTAGAAGCAGAACAATTTGATTTTAAAGTGATACAAGATTTTTTAAATAGTATTCACAAAATGTTATAATTCTGTCGATTTTGATAAATTATGTATGTAGGTTTTGATTCAATCAGTATCACAAATTATAATCAAATTGATTTTGTGGTGGAGCTGGATTTAACCAATGCACCCGAACCAGAATACTGGACATGGGTTCGAGTAGATACCAGTCCTATCAGTACAGCGGATCAGGGAATTTATGCGGATTATGTGTCACAGACCTTTGACGAAGAAACAGGTTATTATTATTTAAATTTCCATATTGAAAATTTAGATTATAATACCACATATTATTGTTCCGCTGATGTCAGGGCAAGTAATGACACTACAGCGCAGATTGTCATGACCACACTCGGAACAATTCAAACGCAACCTGACCCAACGTACATATACAATGTAGAAATTACACAGAAAAAACATAAAGCATATATTGATATTACGATACACATATTAACAAATGACAGTTATCAGGTGTTACTGCAATATAACAGGATTGAAACGCCGCAAATTATTCGTAACGCTATTTTTATTTCAGGTGAAAGCAATCCACCATATTATATATTCCATTACCGGATAATTAATTTAAAAGGAAATAAAAAGTATCAATATAAAATTACATTAAACAATCTAACGCACAATCAACTCGTACAGGAGCTATCCGGGGACTTTACCAGTCTCCCGGATAGCTGGAAGTTATGGATGTACTTACATTACTATATTTAGAGAGGTAATTTTATGGCAGTCTTAACAAGAGAGGAATTTATCACTCGAGTGAATGACATTATCGGCGATGATGGGTCTGATAGCGCGATCAGTTTTCTGGAAGACATGACCGATACTTATGATGATTTAGCCGGAAGGACCGATACCGACTGGGAACAGAGATATAGAGATTTGGATGAAGCATGGAGAAAACGCTACACCCACAGATTTTTAGGGGGACCAAATAATCCCCGAGTGGAAGAAACTGAAGAAACTGAAGTGATTGACAACAGTGAAATTGATATTGATGATCTTTTTGAAAGTGAGGAAGACTAATGCCTACTATCCCAGAAAATAGAACATTAAACGCTACAAGCGTTGATATTTTAAACGCCATTCGCAACAATGCCAGCGCAAACTATCGTGATTATGTCCCGCAGGCAAGTGCGTCTCAGGATTCGGTCCGGGAAATTGGTGCAATTATTATGAATTTTCCAGCACTCCAGAATGAATTTTTATCTGCACTGGTCAACCGAATTGGGCGAGTGATCATTACCTCAAAATCCTTTGATAATCCGTGGTCGGTCTTTAAAAAAGGAATTTTGGAATTTGGCGAAACCGTAGAAGAAATATTTGTCAATATTGCGAAACCGTTTGAGTATGATCCGGCAGTAGCAGAAAATAAAGTTTTTGCACGGGAGATACCGGATGTAAGGGCGGCTTTTCATATTCTCAATTATCAGAAATTTTACAAAGCCACCATTCAGAATGAACAGTTGCGACAGGCATTTTTAAGTTGGAATGGCGTGACAGAACTCATTGCCAAAATTACAGAATCCATGTACACTGGTGCAAACTATGATGAATTTTTAACCATGAAATACATGCTTGCTAAAAACATTCTGAATGGCAGGTTGTACCCTGTACAGATTCCAACAGTGGAAGAAGCAAATATGAAATCCATTATTTCCACTGTTAAAGGTGTTTCCAACAATTATGAATTTATGACACCAAATTATAATGTCGCTGGTGTCGCCACACATACACAAAAAGAGGATCAGTATTTTATTGTGAATTCTCAGTTCGATGCCACAATGGATGTCGAGGTGCTGGCGAGTGCCTTTAATATGGACAAAGCCGACTTTATCGGTCACCGTGTCTTAATTGACAGTTTCGGGACACTGGATGTCAATCGGCTGAATCTGCTTTTTGCAAACGACAGTAATTATGAGCCACTGACCACAGAAGAATTAAGCGCACTGGATGCCATTCCTTGCGTATTGGTGGATAAAGATTGGTTCATGATTTTTGACAACATTCTGAACTTCACAGAAAATTACAATGGCGAGGGTCTGTACTGGAACTACTGGTATCACACATGGAAAACTTTCAGTGTGTCCCCGTTTGCGAATGCCACCGTATTCGTGCCGGGTGTTCCGACAGTAACAGGGATCACCATCTCTCCAACAAGTGCCACCATTGCACCGGGTCAGGGTGTGCTCTTTTCCGCAGATGTCACGACATCCAATTTTGCAAGCAAAGCCGTG